TTCTCGGCTTCGTTCAGCGTCTTATTCTGCAACCGCTTCAGGTAGGCGATACGGTACTCGGGCGCAGCAAGCACTTCCCCGTACTCCATCGTCGCCATGTCCCTTGCTTCAGTGTGCAACGGAGCAGCGCCGACGCCATAGGTTCCCAGGGGACTGAATCCGCCCTGAGGAACAGGGGCGGCGCCACGTCCTTCCACCACCGGGGCCGGCGCAGGATCAGCGACGCCTCTCTTCCGCTTCTCGCTCTTCTTGGGCGGCTTCGCGCTTCTCTGGGCGTCCAGAGGAGAACCGCAGTTGGCGCAGAAGGCGTCATCGTCGTCAACTTCCTCGCCGCAGCCCGGGCAGGTGCCGTCGTCATCATCATCACCGGTGTCGATGACCACAATGGTCGCCCGGATGTCGGCGATGTCCTTCGTTAGGGCTTCCATCTCGGCGTTGATGCTGCGGAGCTCGTCGACGCTTGTCGAAGTCTTGGTCCTTTCAAGCAACTCGTTCTTGCGGGCCTCTTTCCGGGCCAGCATGTCCATCATTTTCTTTCTCTTATTCATCTGTTTACTCCCTTGCTAGTATTTCTGCCCTCAGACGGAGCAGATTGATTTCGTTTTTCCGTGCCTCTTCCTGCCGCAGTTGTTCTCTTGTCTGATGTTCTCTTGCTTCCTGCTCGTTTTTCGAACTCTCCAGTTCTGACCGGGCACTCTCCAGTGCCCTTGCCGCACTCTCCAGTGCGCGCTGGTCGCGAGCAGATATATCAGTGCCGGTATAGGCCGGCATAGATACCGGTGATACTTCAAAGACTTTTGCGATAGCGGTGATGGTGCGGGTAGGCATGTCGCCTTCCAGGTCTTCCCACGTTTCATCTTGAACGATAAAGATAAATGACATGCCGCTGATGTCGCCCCTGCCGATGGAACTGTACACAGCCCTGGCGTCAGCGTTGTTCTCTATGTCCAAGGTCGCTTTGGTGTTGAGGCCCTGGTCATCGATTTGGAGCTGCAGAGTGGAGTTGGCCTTATTGCCCCGGGACCTGGCCAGGGGGATCATCATGTCATGATTGCAGACGCTCATTAACACGTCTGTGAAATCTGTATTGTCGAAGGCCCCGGGCGCGATGATCTCGTTGAACCACCCGCCGATACAGGCAGTCTGGCCAAACACGGCCGCATGCCCCTCAATGGTGTTGCCGGTTCCATCCGGGACGGCAGCCGCTCTCAGGTCGGGCATGGCGTAACTGCGCACCTCGGCGCTGCCTTTGAGCGGGGCGCTGCGCTTCAAGTCGGCCGGCGTTTCCCCTGCATCCCGGAGATGCTTGGCGGCATGGTTATAGACACCCTGGCGGTCAGCATCGGGGATGTTCACCCCGCCCATGCCGCCGTTGAGGACAGAGATGGCACTCTGGCAACCCTTGATGTTGGCCGCTTCTACGGTGCCGCTATCCGACACTTCGTGATGAGCAAACTTATAGCTGGACTTGGCGTCCGGGTTGCCTTTCGGATCGACCCAGGCGAACAGTTGCCGTAATTCCTGCGCGGTGCAGGTATTCGGAAGGGCTTTGATGGCCTCGCCGGCATCCCAGGGCTTATCGCTGGTCGCTGTATGCTGATAAGGAATTGCGGGCATTGAGTTTACCTCCTCGTCCAAATTAAAAAAGCCCGCTATGAAAGCGAGCCATAATCCGATAGATTCTTACTTACAAGCGTCCTTACTTGTCCGTTCCCTCTAGCACGATGCCGGTCTTAACTTTAGCCAGCTGGTAACGGTCTGCGAGGGCGGCATTGATATAATTAAGACTCATGTGCCTCACATAGCCCTCATCATACGGTTGCATGCCGAATAGGGAGAGGATCTGATTGTCCGTCAGGATCCCCCGGTCGCCCAGGGATGTGACGAATGCCAGTTTGTTCGCCGTTGTCATCAGTTCAAGATTGATCTGGTAGAACTTGATCGCATGGCCGACATCTTGCTGCCGCTGGGAGAAGATCGAAGCGCTGAAGGCCTGGCCGAGACTGATCACTATTGGTTCGATGGTCTTGTTATACCAGGACTGATACTGCGCATCCGTATAGTCGCCGGAGAGGATAGGCAGCGACACGCCATACCACCGTAAGACCTTGTTCTCTAAGTATGTCATGGTGTCATTGTCGATCACCTTCGGATCTACGGTGAGCGGCGTGTACTCGCCCTTTAGGTCTATGGGCAAGATCGCAGTGCTGGCTTCTCTGTCGTTGAGATTCTTCTCAAACCGGATGCGCTCAGCTTTCATTTTGTCATCGTCAATCACGGTATTAATCTTCAGGATTCCCCGGATGGCCATCGATGTCTTGATCGCCTTGCCGATGCCCTGAAGCACCTCGTCGTTGACCTGAAGAATCTTGAGCAGCGCCTGATTGTCCGGCTGGCCGGTGAAGCCGCCGCCCATTACATCGCTGATGGAGAATTTCTTTCGCAGGTGAATGACGTCACTGTAGGGCAAGGTATACTGGCCGCCGTTGTAAAACGTGAACTTCAAGAATATGGTATCCGTCACATCCTGCAGGAACTCTACCGTGATCGGAGCGAGCGGCCAGAATGCCGTATAGTACCTGCTGACATTGCCCCGGGCGTCGGGCACCAGGTTATAGGTCGGGTAAATGAAACTGTTGTAATTTAAGTACAACTGCCAGATGACTTTCTCCAGGAAGTCCCGGGTCGTCATCATCGGGTTGGGAGAGAACTTGAAAAGCCGGTTGAAGTTATCACCGTGGAGCGGCTGCGGCAATCCGTTATCGTCGATGGTTACGTGCTGCGGCGTCAGCTTTGAGCACTCCGTAGCGATGCAATCGATGCACATCTGCACCACATCGCTGGCGTAAATACTCCGCCCGAACTGGGTAAAGATCGGAGTATAGGCATCGAGGAACCTGGCCCGCTCCATCCCGGCGGGCGACACTTGCTTCTGAAATAGGGTCTGTATGAGTCCCATTATTCGATGCCTCGCTTCCGCTTATCGTCCTCAGCCGCTTTGGCGATGACGCAAGAGAATGCCACGCAACTGAAGCCCAGAACGATAATCCCAGCCGGGCGGTAAATCTCATAGGCGCCCAGAGATAAAAAAACGCCCCCAAGGGCGAACAGAAAATCGTCTATGTGATTGAGAAGCTTCAAGGAATCACCCCACCACTTGCATATACTCCGTCCGGTATTGCATCAGGACCGCGTAGGCGATAATCATAGTCACCGCGCCGTCAATGCGGTTGATTGCTTTACCCTGAACCTTGACCGGCATGATCAACCCGGTAGGGTCTATCTTGAGCGCTGTGTTCTCTAGGCACCACCGGTCAATAGGATTATTTCCGTAATTGATGCGCTTGCTCCGTAGGTCCGCTTCCACCAGTTTCATCGGGCTGGACATGACGTGTCTCTCCTGCGGGACTCGTTCCATGTCAAAGCCGGTGTTGTCCATGTCTTTGACCCAGTACTTTGCCAGAGCGTTATCGTAACCAATTTTATAAGGGCGAATGCCAAACTGTTTTACAACGCTGATGAACCAAGCCGTTATCAGACTGAAGTCGTTGTCGTTGCCCGGGCTGATCTCAACCAGACCTTGCCGGGCCCATTCGAGATAGTTCATATGGTCATCACTTAGATCCTGTTTAACTTCAGGAATGAAGTATTTACTGAACATGTACTTAGTGCTATCGCCCTTGCGCATAACCATCATCCTGGCTGATACCAGGTCCGTAGTCTCCGCAAGGTCAACCGCACCGATGCCGACGCACCCCCGAAGTATTTCCGGATCAAAGGTCTTATCATTGGTGAGCTCCTCTTCGGTCAGCCAGGCAGTGGCATTGTTCTGCTTGATGTTGAAATCCTTTGCGAGAGTGAAGGAGCGTTCTGTCTTATCCTGCTGCGCTTTACGGATCTGGTCTTCGAGATAGGCCACTTTCTTGATAGGGCCAAGACTCGGATTGGATTTGACCCATGACTTTTTATCCTGCCATACCTCGGCCTCGTTATCTTGCGAATAAAGCCAGACCAGCAACGTCGGGTCTTCCATCTCTCCGCTCAGCACCCGCCGGGCATATTTCAGTTCCGAGTCCAGGAAACCATCATTCACAAAGCCTTCAGTAGTTATCAGAAGCAGGATCGGCTCATCCTTGGTGGATTGCGACTGCTCAATGGGTTTGACGGCGCTGTTATCCTTCATCTCATGGACTTCATCCACCACGCCGACATCAATGTTGCGGCCCTCTTTCTTCTGGGTCTTCTCAGACATCTTCTTGATGGTCGATTTGTTCTTCAGGTTGAAAATGCCTTTGTTATTCTTGTGACTACGCTTGGTCAGGAGTTTTGACCACTCTCTCATGTTGGCGATCTCGTCGAAGATGATCCCGGCTTGAGCATCATCGTTGCTGGAACAGACGATATCGTTGCCGCCTTTGCCACAGAAGAACTCGGCCAAGGACAAGGCTGCGCACAGTGTCGACTTGCCGTTCTTCCGGGCAATCAGTAAAATGGCTTTCTTGAAGCGCCGGAGACCGGTAGTTGCCATCTTGAAGGAGTAAAAGACTTCGATGAATGCCTTTTCCCAGAGTTCCAATAAAAAAGCCTTTCCAAAGAAAGGCGATTTGGTATGCTTGCAAAACTTCTCAATGAATCGAATCCGAAACTCAGCATCACGGTTATCGTAAATGTAATCCGGGTTATCCAGGTCAGTGACCAGGTTCTCAAGTTCCTGGGTAATCTCCCGGCCAACAATAACTTGCCCAGTTTTAACGGCGCTATAATATTCTAGAAGATAAGAGTGTTTGCTATTGACATCAAACATCGCCCCTCATCTCGCTTATGAAATCGTCGAACTCATCATCTTGCTCAATGGTGTTCTTCTGCAAGATGCCGTTGAGAGTTTTTATCACCACAGCATAGGAATTGACGACCTTGAGGTACTGTCGGCCGGACTCAACCGGCTTTTGAATATCTTTATGCTGCGGATGAATCTTAATCATGCCCGTTTCAGCCATGCCCTGCCGTAGAAAATGGCTCTCGGCACGGAGAAAAGAGGCGTCTTCAATCAGCCCGGCCACCAGTTGTTGCTTCCCTGTCTCAACGTCTGCAAAGATGGCAGTCAGTTTTTCCAGTTCCCGTTGATATACTTCCTGCTTCGCCCGACCTTTTTGGTTATCGTCAACCTTTGGCATGTTTCGGAAAACCTCCATCCAAAACCAAAATTTTCAGATTGTCTCGAAGATGCCCTATTTGTTTGGTCTCCGAATAGTTTTTTTTATGAACCCCCCGGGGGGCTATGCCGTGTACCTCTCGAACCAATCGTCGATGTACTTATCCCAACCCCGTAGCCGTCTACCATCATCCGCCAGCAACCTGGCCAGACACTCGGCCTTGCTCACGTCGCAGAAGATCAACTCTGCCCCTAAGTCGTTGGCGAGTTGCTCCCGCCGGTACTTATCCGGCAGTCCCCCGATAATCCAGGCTGACCCCCATTTCCCGTATCTGGTCTTGATGTTATCGGTCAGCAGGTTATAAATCCCGATCACATTACTGAACAGATTGTCCGGTTTGTCATACTCCGGCAGCATCGTCACCGCGGCAAACAAAGCATTGATATCCACGACCAGATCGCCGCGGCCCATCTGTTCACGAACGAATGTACTCTTGCCACTCATCGGCGGCCCGTAGACGATATAGACTGCATGATCGTGCCGGCAGAAACGGTGATGTATGAGATCGTGGCACGTCCTGCAGACGATCAGGATGTTCTCAGGATTCAAAGAAATCATCACGTCACCCACGTTTTCCGGCGTCAGTTCGGTCTTGTGGTGCGCAGTGCAATCGCTCGGGTTACCGATTATTTTCCCGCACTTCTGGCAGGCAGGCCCGCGCTCGGCAATGAGGACAAGGCGAAAGTTCTGCCACTTGTCGGAGTTGTAAAATGCCTTGAGAATGCCTGTGGACATCTATCATTCCCCTTCTGCTATAATCCCAAAAGAAAAACCGCCCCGTATGGGACGGTGGATATTCTTTGGTTTTATGCAGCCAGATATTTCTTCAGGTCATCCTTGATAATGTATTCTTTATTGTGATACTTGAGCAGGGCGATGACATCCCTACCGAACTGTGCCCAGTCAATCTCTTTCTTTCGCGGATGGTAATTCAGGACCCCAACTTTGTACAGGTCTACGAAACTATAAGTGCACCTGATGATTTCCAGGCTCTGCAATGGGTCGATTACCGGCTCCAGACTTACCCATGTCCTAATGCCCCTTGCATGGGCTTTCTTGATCGCCCTGATGCGGTCATCCGGAAGAGCGGCACCAGGTTCCCATTCCAAGGATTGTACTGGGTCGAGCAAAGTCAGCGTGGTGGCGAAGGCATCGCCAGGTTCCTGCCCGAGCAGGTCGAAGTCCCTGACCGCCCGCATGCCGCCTTTAGTCAGGACCTGGACAGGGATGCCGTAGCTATGAAGGATTGCGATAGTCTCCCGGGTAATGCCGTGATCCAGCTCAATAGGCTGGTATGGGTCGGTAGTGAAACTCAATAATACGGGTGTCTTACTGCCCGCCCTTTTCGCCGCGTCCTTGCGGAGTTCCGCCAAAGCATTGTACCTTGGATGCGGAGTGCAAAATTCTTGCCTGTCGGTTCTGATTGCCAAAGGAGCATAGCAGTAGATGCATCCGTGGCCGCACCCTTTGTAAAGGTTCGCTGCCAGTGGAGCGTATTCCCTGGCTCGTCCAGCGGGTTCATAAATGATAGCCATAGCATGATACCTCCATTTCTTTTTATTTTATCACGTTCTGGCTGATACTTCAACGCTTTTATATATTTATCTCGCTCTCGCTCTTTCTAGCTTCGTCTTATGTGGTCTTTTAAGCCTCAGTTAATTTTTGCTTGGTGGATTTATACGTTAGCTGAAGCGCGCCGCCTTAAAAACGATTTAAATACGTCGCTACTATTCGGTCGGGGCGCAGCTTTCAGCGTTTTGACATCCTATTTTTTAGCAATTTATTGTTTTTGACGCCTTCTGTCTTTTTTCTGATCCCTGCTTCCCGGTAATAGCGGTGCTATATGCTTGCTTCATTTCTCAGATTTGACCATTTTCAGCGCCCAGTAGTATACCGATCTTTTCTCGTTGTGGAAGAAGACCGCCTTTGTTGTCTTCCAGCCGTAGCGTTTATCCAAATCTAGCAGCATCGTAGCGAAGAGGTCCTCATAAAATCTGTTGATGCCCGTCAGCGTCATACTCTGCGGAATATGCTCTATGGCCGAAACAAACTTGGTAACCTTGCCGTCGACTTTCTGATGCATGACCAGCCCGTCGGTAACGTACATGGTGATCTCGCCCGGTGGCTGCTTGCGCAGGATCAGGTACATCAGTTTCCAAGGACAGCCATAGTCATCAAGGTCGATGACATTGTACTCGCTAAGATCGTGCCGGGTGATGTATGTGATGTTGTCGATCAGGGTACATACATCAGAATCGTGGACTTTCTCCTTGTCCAGCCCGCGATAGCCCTTAACCTGGCCTTCGTATGCCCGGTGGTACATTTCACCATTGCCACAAAAGCAATCGAGCACGACTGCCCCTTCGGGAAGGTAG